ACCCAAATGGGGAATATCAATCTATGCATGGTGACCGTTTAAGTAAAGTATTTAAATGGGAAAAAGATAGTGGTGAGGAATTATTTGAATCAGATGTACCGGAAACCACCAGAGTATTAGTTGACTTATATAATGATGATACACCATCTAAAGGTCATATTGTTTTAACTTTTGACATTGAGGTAGAAATGGTAACAGGACTTCCAAACATTGAAAAAGCAGAAAATGAAATTACTTCAATAGCAGCGTATGATGATGCTACAAAAGAGTACCACGTATTTGTTGTGGATAAGAAGGGTAAAGTAAAAGGTAAATCATTCCAAAAAGATGGTAGAGATGTACATGTTCATATCTTTGGTAGTGAGCGTGAATTGTTGATGAAATACTTAACTTATGTTGAAAGTGTAAACGCAACGATTTGGACAGGATGGAATATTGATTTCTTTGACGTTCCATATCTTTACAATCGTATTAAAAATGTGTGTGGTGAAAATCAGGCCAATCGTTTATCTTCCATAGGTAAAACATATTGGTCACCTTATCGCAATCGTTATAGTATTGCCGGTGTAAGTATTATGGACTACATTGGGTTGTATAAAAGATATAACTTTGGTTTAGAGAGTTCATATACTCTTAACCATATTGCTATGAAAGAATTGGGTAGAGGTAAGGTTGAATACGAAGGAAGTTTGGATGACCTATTTGAAGATGATTTGGAGAAGTTTATTGAATATAACATTACTGACGTTGAGTTGGTAGTATCAATGGATACAAAACTTCAGTTTATTGAATTGAGTAGAGCGATTTGTCATTCTGGATTCACTCCATATGAAGATTACATTTTCTCATCAAAATATTTGGAAGGAGCTTGTTTGGCATATTTGAAAAAGAAAGGATTGGTAGCACCAAACAAACCAAAGAATCACAAAGATAAACTTGCAGAACAAGCTGAAGCCGGTGAAGATAAGTTCATTGGTGCTTATGTTAAAGAACCTATCGTTGGTAAGTATGATTGGATTTATGACTTGGACTTAACATCTCTATATCCATCAATCATTATGACTCTTAATATTTCACCTGAAACAAAGGTTGGTAAAGTTGAAAATTGGGATCCTGATTCTTGGGTTAGGGGTGAAGATAGACAGTATGTTATTAATGGTAAAACAAAACAATTTACTTACAATAGACAAGAACTTACCGAACTGATTAAAGATAATGAATTGGGTATTGCCGCTAATGGTGTATTGTACACACAAAAGAAACCAGGATTGATTGCAGATATTTTGGATACGTGGTTTAAACAAAGGGTTGAATTCAGAAAATTAGAGAAGAAGTATGGTGAAGAAGGTAATACTGAATTATATGAATTCTATGGTAAGAGGCAGTTGGTACAAAAGATTCTTTTGAACTCAATGTATGGTGTGTTAGGACTTGTAGCATTCCGATTCTATGATATTGATAATGCAGAAGCAGTAACAATTACCGGTCAAACGGTAATTAAGAAAACTGCCGAAATGGCAAATCTTAAATACCAAAAAGAGTTGGGTACAAAAGATGATTACAATGTTTATATTGATACCGATTCAATTTATATGATGGCAGAACCTTTGGTAAAACATAGATATCCTGAGTATAAAACATTTGACCAAACTAGAATGGCATCCGAAGTAAATACGATTGCCGAAGAAACACAATCATTCTTAAATTCATTTTATAACTTATTGGCGGAAAGATTCTTTTGTATCCCAAAAGAGAAACATCGTTTTGAGATTAAAAAAGAGTATATCAGTAAAGCAGGATTTTGGGTAGCAAAGAAACGATACGCACAATGGATGATTTTGAAGAATGGTATTCCTTGTGATAAGTTGGATGTTAAAGGATTGGATGTAGTTCGTTCATCGTTTCCAAAAGCATTTCAGGAGTTTATGGCTAAAATGTTGAAAGATATTTTAATGGGTAAAACCAACGAAGAAATAAATGAATCACTTTTGGAATTTAAAAAGAGTATCTATACACTTCCGATAAATAAAATCGCAAAAGGTGGAGCTATTAAAGAATTGAGTAAATACGATAAAGGTAAGTGGAGAAAAGATAGTGGATTGGCGATTGCTAATTTTGAGAAAGGAACACCTGCACACGTTAAGGCTGGAATTGCGTATAATAGATTACTTAAATTCTTTGAATGTCCGTTTAAACATGAACCTATTAGAGATGGTGAAAAAGTTAAGTGGGTATATCTTAAAAGTAATCCATTGGGAATAGATACTTTGGCATTCAAAGATTATAATGACCCAAAGGATGTATTAGATTTCATTAATAAGTACATAGATAGAGATGAGATATATAAAGCGGAATTAGAAAATAAACTTAACGATTTCTTCGGTGCTCTCAAATGGGAAATGGCATCGGTAGAATCACAAACCGCAAAAAAGTTTTTTGAATTCTAAACTTTTTTTCGTATATTTGTAAAACAAAATAAAATAATATGGCAAAGGCTAAAAAAACAAAAAAAGTAGAGCAAATAAAAGTTGAAGAAACTTCTCAACAACTAGAACCAACTGCTCCAATTACTTTGGAACAAAAAAAATATGATGAATGTGAATGGTGTTTTCAATTTGATAATGATGAACCACAAATATTTGCATGGACTGATAATGAGTTAAATAAAAATGAAGACCCTAAAGTAATCTTCACAATTACAAATGTTGAAAATTCTTACATTACTTTCCAAAATTCAAAAACAGGAAAGTTATTCAAATTATTTGCTAGAGAACTTACCGAAGAAGGTAGAGAACTAAGAGAAAAACAAAGAGAAGCAATGGAAAACTTTAAAAAAGATTTAGAAAATGCAAGTGAAAATAAAGAAACTGAAGCCTAATGCGGTAATTCCAACATACGCCAAAGATGGTGATGCTGGAATGGATTTAGTAGCAACCGAAATCCTTAAAGATACACCCGAACAAATTACATATGGTATGGGTATAGCATTGGAAATTCCTAAAGGATTTGTAGGATTGGTATTTCCGCGTTCATCAATTAGAAAGACCGGATTACAATTGAGTAATTCAGTAGGTGTAATTGATAGTGGGTATAGAGGTGAAATACAAGCAACTTTTAATAAAGTATTTGGTAGTGAAAGAATGTATGATGAAATGAAAGTAAAAGAGATACAGCCAAATGAATATTATAAAGTAGGAGATAGAATTGCACAAATTATGATTATTCCACATCCAGATATTCAGTTTGAAGAAGCTGATGAATTATCGGATACTGAAAGAGGTGAAGGTGGATTTGGCTCAACTGGAAATTAAAAAATAAAAATATGTTTGAATTTAAAGAAGAAGAACAAATAAATCACTCATTATGGGTGGAAAAATATCGCCCATCTAAATTGGATGATTATGTGGGTAATGAACATTTAAAAAATAAAGTAGCAGGTTATATAGAAACCGAAGATGTACCACATCTTTTGTTCTTTGGAAAAGCCGGTACTGGTAAAACAACATTGGCAAAATTGATTATCAAATCAATTGATTGTGATTATATGATACTAAACGCATCAGATGAAAACAACGTTGAGACGGTAAGAACAAAGGTAAAGAACTTTGCATCATCTATGGGATTCAAAAAGTATAAAATTATTATTCTTGATGAGTTTGATTATATGACTCCAAACGCACAAGCAATCCTTCGTAACTTAATGGAGACATTTAGTAAACATTGCCGATTCATTTTAACGTGTAACTATGTTGAAAAAATCATTGAACCCATTCAAAGCCGTTGTCAAACTTTTCAAATTACGCCACCAACTAAAAAGGATGTGGCTATTCAAATGAGTAAAATTTTGAAAGCAGAAGATGTTCAGTTTGACCCGAAAGATTTAGTTCCTATTATTGATTCTTCATATCCTGATATTCGTAAGATTATTAATACTTGTCAATTAAACTCACTTAAAGGTAAATTGCAGGTAGATGTTCAGAATCTTTTAGAGAATGATTATAAAATGAAAGTTTTGGAAATTCTTAAATCTAAGGATGATAAAAGAAATAAATATATGAACATCAGACAAGCTATTTTAGATTCAAAGGCAACTGATTTTTCTGACCTTTATACATTACTTTATGATAAGGTAGATGAATATGCAGGAGAAAATACTGCTAATGTAATTTTAGTTTTAGGTGATGGGGTTGCTAAATCGGCAGTAGCAATTGATAAAGAAATTATTGCAGCAGCAACATTAATTCAAATTTTAAATTTAATATAATATGGCAAACATTATTGGACAAGGTGAAGTACCACAAATGCCAGGAGGACAACCTAAAGTAGATATTTCACAATCATTACCAATGCTGTGTGAATGTGGGTATGATAAATTTATACCAACTGTTAAGGTAAGGAGATTATCAAAGTTATCATTTGGTGGAGCACAGGATATGGTTATACCTTTTGATTTAGTTATATGTGGAAGTTGTGGTGAAGAATTTGAACCACTAAAACCACTTGAATTAAGAGCATTAGAAGCAAAAGATAAATTATCATCTCAACCAAAAATAGATTTAGATACAAATGGCTAAAGGATTATTTGACCATATCAACGCAATTACAAAAGACCAGGACCCAAAGTATTGGGATAAGCTAGATGATGCGGATAAAAAGACTTGGAGTAATTGGTTAATCATTCGTTACATGTCTATGAACCCTGATTGGGTTGAGATGATAGCAGAGATACAACCGTATATTCAAGAAGCACCACCAAAAGCAGTTTATAAAGCACTTATTGGTGTTATACCAAAAGGTAAAACCTATCTTCGTTATATGAAGGGCAAATCGGTAAAAGATTACGAACAATGGATTATTGATTTGGTAGCTAAATGGTATGAAGTTTCTACAAAAGAAGCATCTGAATACCTTGATATATTATACGAAAGTACCACAGGTAGAGAAGAAATCAAAAGAATTGCCGAAGCATATGGTACTGACCCTAAGTTAATTACCAAGTTAAAACTCAAACTTTAATTTGGTAATATCACCATTTTTTCGTATCTTTATATAAATCAAACAAATGGCAAAAGTATCATTTTCGCAGTACTCAATGTGGAGTAGCTGCCCTCAACAATATAAGTTAAATTACATAGATAAATTGGGTGAAAGTTCTGGTAACATTCACACAATCTTTGGTACAGGAATGCACGAAACAATTCAACACTACCTTTCGGTTATGTATGGTGTTTCAAAAAAGCAAGCAGATGAAATTGATTTGGATAAACTTCTTTTAGACAAAATAAAAGAAGCCTTTACTAAAGAAAAAGAAGCACTTAGTGAAGGTACACCTTGTACTCAAATAGAGTTGGAAGAATTCTATGGAGATGGTAGACGTATATTGGCATGGTTTAAAAAATATTGTAGTAAATTTTATTCTAAAAGTGGATATGAATTAGTTGGTATTGAAATTCCTTTAAATGCAACTATTAAAAACGGCGTACACTTTATCGGGTTTATTGATATTGTATTGAGAGATTTAGCAGAAAACTCAATTATAATTGTTGACCTTAAGACTTCAACAATGGGATGGAATCAATATCAAAAGGCTGATAAACTAAAAAACTCTCAAATCCTTTTATATAAAAAATATTATTCAGAATTGTTTAATATTCCTTTGACTAAAATCAAAGTGGAATATCAAATTATGAGAAGAAAACTTCCTGAAGATTCTGCATTTCCAATTCCTTACATATCAAAACATATTCCGCCAAATGGAACACCATCGGTAAACAAAGTGTATGATGAATTTATGGAATTTATTAATACCGTTTTTGATGATGAGGGAAATTTTAAAGATATTCCATTCCCAAAAGTACCTGGCAATAACAAAAAGAATTGTAAATGGTGCGAATTTATGAGTAGAGGGATATGTGATGGTAAACCTTAATTTTCGTTTTTTTATTTTTTATATACTTATATATACAAATATATAAAACGATATTACAATGAATCAAGAAAACACAAAACTTACAACTGTGAAAATCTTGAAAGATGTATATTCATCATTCAAAAAAGTTTCTTTTGATTCGGATGTAACTTTACAAAAGCTAGTTAATAGGACTGTGGAAAGATATGTTTCCGATGAAGAATTTAGACAAGAAATGAACGAATATTTAAAATTACAAATTTCAGGTTCACAATTTTAATGAAAAAATAAGTTATGGCAAAAAAGAAAAAAATCCTATTACTCTCAGATGATTTAAGAATGGCTAGTGGTATTGCTACAATGTCTAAAGAATTTGTATTAGGTACGGTACACAAATACGATTGGTTTCAAGTAGGAGCCGCAATTAATCATCCAGAACAAGGTAGAGTTTTAGATGTTAGTGAAGATATTCAAAAAAATTATGGTATAGCCGATGCAAGTGTAAAGATACTTCCTTGGAATGGTTATGGTAATGCCGATTTAATTAGGCAACTAATTAATGCAGAAAAGCCAGATGCTATCCTACACTTTACTGACCCTCGTTATTGGACATGGTTGTATGATATTGAACATGAAATTAGACAAAATGTTCCTCTTTTATTTTACGCAATTTGGGATGACCTACCAGACCCAATGTATAATCGTAACTTCTATGAAAGTTGTGATTGGATTGGTTGTATCTCTCGTCAAACATATGGTATCATTAAAAGAATTGGTGCTAGAGTTGATAAACCAACTTGGAAACCAAAAGCAGATTGGCAAGTAAGTTATGTACCACATGGTATTAATACTGATATATACAAACCAACCGAAGTACCTGCGGAATATCGTAATGAGATTTTGGGTGGTAAAGATTATGATTTTGTTCTCTATTGGTCAAATCGTAACATCAGAAGAAAACAACCGGCAGATGTTATCGTAGCTTTCCAAAAGTTTTGTGATAAGATTGGTAAAGAGAAAGCAGATAAATGTGTATTAGTAATGCACACTCAACCTGTGGATGATAATGGAACTGATTTACCGGCAGTAATTGAAGCAGTAGCACCTAATTGTAATATTATATTCTCCGAAAAAAGAAGAGTTCAACAAGAATTGAATTGGAACTATAATATAGCAGATGTGACAATCAACATCGCTAACAATGAAGGATTTGGATTAGCAACCGCGGAATCGGTAATGGCTGGTACACCAATCATTGTAAACGTAACTGGTGGTTTGCAAGACCAATGTGGATTTAAAGTAGAAGGTAATGTATTAGTTGCGGATGATTATATTAAAATTGGTTCACTTCACCAATGGAGAGAGTGGGAAGGTAAAGCAATTCCTGGTCCTTGGGCAACTCCGGTATGGAGTAGAGCATTAGCATTAGCGGGTTCAGTTCCAACTCCATATATTTGGGATGATAGAGTTGATATTGAAGATGTGGCTGAAGCAATTCTTAAAGTTTACAACACACCTAAAGAAGAAAGAAAAGCAAACGCATTGAAGGGTAGAGAATTTTTTATTAATGAAGCTGGGTTATCACATACAAATATGTGCCAAACTTTAATTGATGGAATTGAATCAACATTTGAAAATTGGAAACCTCGCCAAAGATTTGAGGTATTTAAAGTTAAATAAGTTATAGTATATGAATAAACCAACATTAGTATTTCAGGGACCTATTTTTACGAGAAGTGGATATGGTGACCATTGTAGAGATTTGATGAAATCACTTCGTAAGATGGATAAATTTGATATAAAGATTATTCCACTTCGTTGGGGTAACACTCCACAAAACCAAGTTAGTGACCAAGATGAATTTGGAAGATGGATGTTAGAAAGAGTAATTGGTGAAGTTGGGGAAAAACCAGATGTGTTTATGCAAGTTTCGGTAGCCAATGAATTTGAACCAAAAGGACACTACAATATTGGTGTAACTGCTGGTGTTGAAACTACGATAGCACCAAAAGATTTTATTGATGGTTCTAATAAAATGGATTTAGTTATTGTACCTTCAAATTTTACAAAAGGAAACATAGGTGGTACGGTATATCAACAAAAAGACCAAACAACAGGTCAGATTGTTGGTGAGATTAAAGTGACTAAACCAATTGAAGTCCTATTCGAAGGAGTTGATACTGAAATATTTTCTAAAGGTACTAATAAAAATATTTTGGAAAATGTAAAAGAAGATTTTTGTTTCTTAATTGTTGGTCATTGGTTAAAGGGCTCTTTGGGACAAGATAGAAAAGATATTGGTATGGCTATTAAAACATTTGCAACTGTTTTCCAATACCTACCAAAAGATAAAAGACCTGCATTGATTGTTAAAACATCGCATGCAGGGTTTAGTATAATTGATAGAGAAGAAACTCGTAGAAAAATCGATGAAGTATTAAAAACATTTGGAGAAAAATGTCCATCTATTTATTTAATACATGGTGATTTAGAAGAAACCGATATGAGTAACTTATATCATAATCCAAAAGTAAAAGCTATGTTGTCTTTTACAAAAGGAGAAGGATATGGCAGACCTTTAGCAGAGTTTACACTTACAGGTAAACCAATCATTGTTAGTGGATGGAGTGGTCATACTGATTTCTTACCGGTAGAACATACCGTTTTATTGGAAGGTTCATTAACACAGGTAGATGAATCAGCAGCTGACCAATTTATTATGAAGGAATCACAATGGTTTACCGTAAATTATTCAAATGCAGCAAATAAGATTTACGATGTATATAACAAATATAATTCTTACTTAGAAGCATCACAAGGATTAAAAGAAAATACACTCAAAAACTTTACATTAGAAAAAATGCATGATAGATTTACATCAATACTTGATACTTATGTAAAGAAAGCACCACAAATAGTTCCATTTAATATGCCAAAAGTAAATGGTTCTAAAATGCAGATACCTAAACTAAATAAAGTATAAAATGCCATACGCTAACCAATACGCGAAATACATAAGTAAAGAATTTTTAGCGGTAAAAACTAATTTAAAACCGCGTAATTTTTATAAAATTATCACTTACGAATATGCGGATGGTAGAAAGCAAACATTTTCTGGTGCAAAAAGTACTTTAATTTTTTTAATGGGTATTACTCCTGATAAAAAAATAACTTGTATAAAATTAAGTGAGGTAAGACCTGAAAAATTCTTTGCATGGTTTAAAAAATTAGTTAAACCCGCTTTGAAATGTGAAACAATTAGAGGTCATTTTATTAATCAAGAGTTTGAGAAAATAATCATCGAAGATACTAGAAAAGGAGCGGGAGTATTTTCAAAAGTAAAAACCGATTCGATATACACACAATCACCTGGTACATTTAGAACATACAATATTGCAGGTATAAAACAAATCAAAACCATCTATTTAGATGAGAATTGGTTAATGAATGATTTATTGGGTAAGAATTGTTATGACCCTATGGACTTAAACAAAGATGGTGTTGTAACCGAAGAAGAAAGAAAAACTTATCTTAAAAAACAAAATTTGGCCAGGGAAGAGAAGTTTAAGTTATAATATAAACTTATTCTTTGAAATATTTATATTTACTGTAGATAATAGAACCCTACAAGCATAATATAAATGGCAATTACTAAAAGACTCATAAAGGGAACTCCCCTTACAGCTGGCGAAATGGATGCCAATTTGGATATCCTGGAATCAACATCTGGCTCATTTACCGCATTTATGACCGGCTCATTTTTAGCCGTATCATCATCGGTATCTAACTTATCAACACTACAAGGTACTCTAAGTGGACAATTCACCGGTAGTGCTTTAATTTCAGGTAGTCTAAAATTCACATCAGCATCATTAGATTACGATACTACAACCGATAAATTTTTAGCATATAATCCATCTACAAACACAGTTGGATGGAGATTTACTACTGGTATCGTTGGTACAAATGGTACTTCTGGAAATTCTGGTACAAGCGGTGTAAGTGGTACATCCGGTGTGAATGGCACATCTGGTGTAAATGGCACATCAGGAGTAAGTGGCACATCAGGATTAAGCGGTACATCTGGTGTATCTGGTACATCTGGTGTTAGTGGAACTTCTGGTTTAGATGGTACATTAGCAGGGGTAGAATTAGTTCCTAGAATACAGCAAGCAACCGCATCATTAAATACATTTACAGGCTCTGCTAATACATCTATTGCAAATTTAAACTTTACATCTGGTGCATTAAATACATTTAGTGGTTCTATTAGAGGTGAAGTAAATGGTATTGAAGCATATACGGCATCTCTTAAAGCGGTAACACTTTTTTCAGGATCAACGCAAATTGTTGAAATAGCACAAATAAGTAGAATACAACAAACAACCGCATCTTTGAATACATTTACTGGTTCAATAAGAGGTGAGGTTAGTGGTTTAGAAGCATATACTCAATCATTAAAAGCAACAACATTAATATCAGGTGCGGCTCAAATTACGGCATTAGGATTTGGTGCCGGTGGTGGTGGTACTTCTGATTTTCCATATACCGGCTCTGCGATTATAAGTGGAGCACTTCAATTAACGGGTTCGATTAACCAAATCGGTGCAGTAAATGCATCTGGAATAGTATCTGGTGCAGCTGGATTATCAACGGCCGGTCCTTTAACTGCATCATTGAGAGAAGGGTATGTTTGGGTTGGTGGACCAAGTAATCAAAATAATCGTCAAATAGCAACATCATCTTTATCCGGTGGCGGTGGTGGTGGAAGCTTAACCGTAACGAGAGGTGTTAATACATTTACTTCAGTTGATACATTACAATTTAGTGCAAACTTTAGTGTTTCTAATTTAGGTAGTGGTGATTTGGCAATTGATGTTGTAGGTGGAGTAGGTGGTGGTACTAATGGTACGGCGGGTTCATCGGGTTCATCTGGTGATAGTGGCACCGGTGGTACATCTGGTACTTCTGGAACAGCAGGTTCTAGTGGTAGTAGCTTAGCAGGAACAAATGGTACATCTGGAACTTCTGCTATTGGTTCAAATGGTACAAATGGTTCGAATGGAGTTAGTGGTACTTCTGGTTCTTCTGGTACATCTGGTGGTTCTAGTGGTTCTGGTGGTTCTTCTGGTACATCTGGAACAACAACTCAAATTGGAGTTAGAGATGGTGGTGGTATAAGTGTGGTATATGGTGTAAGTGATATTTCATTTAGCGGTAGTTTTGTTCAATTAACTCCATCGGGTTCAAGTGGAGTAATTGTAACAATATCAAGTGGTAATACATCCGGATTCTCATCATCATCATATGATGGTTGGATAACTGGTTCTGCACAAATATTGGATGCAGGATTTGTACAATCATCATCTGGTATATTTAAGGATTTTATAGTAACACAATCTATGGTAAGACAGTGGGGTGTTACAAATAATGGAAATGATGGATATGTGTTTTTACCAACAAATGACCCAACTTTAGAAAGAGGAGAAGATGTTGATATTTGGGTTTATCATGGTGATACACTTATATTCAATGTAAACGCAGCATCACATCCTTTTTATATTAAAACTTCGGTAACATCTGGAACAACAGGACAAGTTACCGGTGTAAATAATAATGGAGCAACTGCCGGTACGGTAACATATAATACATCAGGTTCAGTTCCTGGTTCAACAATTTTTTATGTAAGCTCAAATAATACTAATTTAAGTGGGCCTATCTATATTAAAGAAAGACAAAGAAGAACTCAATTTAAAGATGGTAGAATTGTACACTCCGGTTCTATGTGGGTTGATGGTGGTGTAGTTGTAACTGGTTCTATTTGGTTTAGTGGTTCACTTTATCAAAATGGAGTTCCATTTGTTGGTGGCGGTGGTGGTGGGCCTTTTGCACAAACTGGTTCTTACTATTCCGCTAATGGAGATGCTTATATAACCGGTTCTTTAAAAGTTAGTGGTTCAATTACCGCTTCTGCAATAACTGTAACTTCTCCTGGTACACCTGAACTTTATTCGGCAACTAATATTAATTTAAATGCTGGAAATGCAGTAGTAATCACTTCATCTTCTTTAAGGCTTGCAAGTTTTTCAGATGGACAAACGAGTAGTTTAAGTCCTGTAAATGGTGACATCTATTACAATACTACTACCAATAAATTTATGGGTAGAACTAGTGGTAGTTGGATTGAATTTACTTCTGGTTCATCTGTTGGTGGTGGCGGTGGCGCCGGTGCTAATGGTACTTCTGGTACAAGTGGATTACTAACTCTTTCAGGAAATACGTTTAATGGAGTTATAACATATACAGGAACCGCTGGAGCTGGACAAGTGAGTTCTGGTTTAAAGTATGAACCTTTAACAGGAAAAACGGAAGTAACTTCATCTTTACATATAACAGCATTTATGTATATATCGGCAAGTAATCCATTGCCGGCAGGAGTTACCGCTGGTACATTCGCTGTATCGGCATCTGGTGCAGTATATAAACCATACTTCTATGATGGAAGTGCATGGAACGCATTATATTAATAGAATATGAGAGAATACAACGTTATCTTAAAAGAGGGAATTGATTATGATGAGTTTTGGAATGATATAGAAAGTGATACCGATGGTGGTAAACTTTACATCCCAAACCGTGCAGTACAATTTACAAACGAAAGACCCGCATCTCTTCGTCAATGTTGGTATTTGCTAACGGATGAAGAAGCAGAACAACTTAAATTAGATGAAAGAGTATTTGATGTAGAAATACCGCCTGAGCATAGAGATGACCTTAAAATGGTTCTCAAAGCAATTCAACGTGGTGATTTTACAAAAACTACTTCGGATAGTGGTAATTACAATAACTGGGGTATGATTCGTTGTAATTTTGATTTTAACAATTACGGCACATCTACATTAACTACATCATCTTATGAATATTGTTTGACTGGAGATGGAGTTGATGTGGTTATACAGGATAGCGGATTACAGGTAGACCATCCTGAATTTCAAGATGAATTTGGAGTAAGTAGAGTTCAACAAATAAATTGGTACACCGAAAGTGGATTAAGTGGAACTCAATCTGCAAATCATTATAGAGATTATAATGGACATGGTACACATGTAGCATCAACTGCAGCTGGAAAATATTTTGGTTGGGCGAAAAAAGCAAGAATATATTCTCAAAAATTGGATGGTTTGGAAGGAACTGGTGATAGTGGTACTGGTATATCTATAACCGATGCCTTTGATGCTATTAAACTTTGGCATAGAAATAAACCAAATAACCCTAAGACTGGAGCTAAAAGACCAACAATAGTTAATATGAGTTGGGGATATATAAAGTATTTCACATCGGTATCATCATTAACATATAGAGGTACGGCATATACAAATACAACAGCAACTGTAGCGGCTAATAGAGAATCAAATTATGGATTTATACAAAACTATGATGGATTGTACTACTATGCTAATAATAGAGTTTCATCTACTGATACTGATATAGATGAAATGGTTGCAGAAGGTATTCATGTAATAATTTCAGCGGGTAACTACGGATTTAAAATAGATATACCAACAGGAACGGATTATGATAATTCTGTTACAACTTCTGGTGGAAATGGTGGTACATTTTTTTATCATAGAGGTTCATCTCCATTTTCAACAAATGCAATAAAAGTTGGTAACGTTGATAGTACGGTATACGATGTAAATACAGACCAAAAAGCAACATCATCAGAAACAGGACCTGGTGTTGATATATATGCGCCAGGTACAAATATTATGGGTGCATGTTCAACTACTAATGAATTTACCGATGAAGCTTATTCTTATAATGGTTCATATAGACAGATGAACATTAGTGGAACATCTATGGCATCTCCTCAAGTAGCTGGAGTATCTGCACTTATATTAGAAATGAATCCAAAATTAAAACCATCTGATTTGAAGAATTATTTACAAAACACTTCAAATGGTGATTTATATGCTACATTAAACAATAATGATTGGGCTAATAGGAGAAATCTTTGGGGTGGTGGTTCTAGAATGCTTTATAATAGATTTGCAAAATCACAAACATCAAAAATAAGCGGTGAAATTGAATTAAAAGGCGGAATTCAATTTAAAGTGGTATAAAATTTATTGTTTTCTACTTTTACTTTATATTTATATATACAAATATATTTTCCAATTTAATTTGGAAAATTGAATAAAAAATCTTATATTTGTATTATGATAAATGTTACATATGCTATTACTGTTTGTAATGAAATAAATGAGATTACAAACTTGGTTGATTTTCTTCAACCACGAATTAAATCCGAAGATGAAATTTTAATTCAATATGATGCTGATTCGGCAACATCACAAATAAAAGATTATCTTAAAATAATCTCCCAATTACATAAGAATATTAGAGTAATATCTTTTCCTCTAAATGGTGATTTTGCATCTTTTAAGAATAATTTAAAAAATCATTCTAATGGAATTTTTATATTCCAAATAGATGCGGATGAAATGCCAACCGAATACATCGTAGAAAACCTTTCAGATTTATTAGAATTTAATAAAGATGTGGACCTTTTCTTTGTACCGAGAATTAATACGGTAAATGGACTTACTGAAGCCCATATCCAAAAGTGGGGATGGAAAGTTAATGAACAAGGTTGGGTAAATTTTCCTGATTATCAAACACGTCTTTATAGAAGAACTTCTGATATCGAATGGCAAGGAAAGGTACATGAAAGAATTGTAGGATACAATACACTTTCAGTTCTACCACAAGAAGAACAATTTTGCTTGTATCATCATAAGCAAATAGAAAGACAGGAAAAACAAAACGCTTATTATGATACAATCTAAAATAGCATTCTTAACTGAAATGGGATTCATTGGTAAAGTTCCGGCTACTCATCCAAATATGAGAACGGAATTTGCTTGGATGCATGCTTTGGATGCTGACCATTATAACATTCATCTATTTGGTTCGGATAAAAATTTGACTGGATATGACCATGTCTTTATTATATTTCCGAAAGGTAAAACATTTTTAAGTTCGGAAGGTAGTGCATTGGTAAAAGGTACTAATCCAGTTTCTGAATTATTGAGACAAGATATAGTTGAAAAGATTAAAGCTAAAGGAAATGGTTCAGTTCACTATATCCAAGAAGGACCTCATTGGTGGTATAATGATTATGAAATATCAGACCAAGTTTATTTTTATAACTTCTTAGCAAGTTGTGATTCAATCTTTACGCACAATGATTCGGATATATATTATTATAAGGGATTGTTTCCTAATAAAAAAGTAAGACCTATCGGTACATTGATGATTGATACTCTAATCAAAGACATCGTACCAACAAAAGAAGATAAGGCAATTATAGGTGGTAACTTCGCAAGATGGTATGGTGGGTTTGAAAGTTATATGATAGCTGGTAACTTTGATGTTCCTATTTGGGCACAAACATCACATGCTATGAGAATTGGTGAAGATAGTATTGATAATTTAAATCACTTACCTCGTATGATATGGAATGAATGGATGAGCGTACTATCAACATTCAAATACGGAGTTCATATGATGCCAACGGTAGCGGCTGGTACATTTGCTTTGAATTGTGCATACTTTGGAATTCCTTGCATTGGTAATCAAGATGTAGATACTCAATTATTGTGTCACCCATCCTTATCGGTAGCTGTAAATGATTTGGAAGGAGCAAGAGAATTGGCAATAAGATTAAGAGATGATAAAGAGTTTTATAATCAATGTTCAGAAATGGCAAAGAATAATTATGAAGCTTGTTTTTCAAAAGAAGTTTGGTTAGAAAGAATAAAAAGAGAATTATGATAACAGTTATATTAAATGGTTACAAAAGAGGAGAGAATCTAAATGAACAAATGGAAGCTCTCAAAAATCAAACATTACCACCGGATGAAATATTAGTATGGTATAATAATCCGGGTGATAATGAGTTGATTAACTATGATATCGGTACGGAAGTTCCTGTTGCATATTGTAATTACAACTTTGGAGTGTGGGCACGATTTGCATATGCATTTATGGCTCGTAATCCGTATGTGTGTATTTTTGATGATGATACAATTCCTGGTAAGAAATGGTTAGAGAATTGTATGAACACTATGAAAGAGAAAGAAGGTTTATTAGGAACGGTTGGGTTACTTTATCCAGTCCCACTTCCATCACAATATTCATCTTATTATGAACACTATTTACGATTTGGTTGGCCTGAAACGGGTAACAATGATAAGACCGTTCAAGTTGATTTGGTAGGACATAGTTGGTTCTTTAAAAAAGAGTGGCTATCTCATATGTGGAGAGAAATACCTGACCCAAAGTATAACACTTGTGGTGAGGATATGCACTTCTCTTATATGTTACAAAAGTATGCAGGAATAAACACTTATGTACCACCACATCCTCGTTCTGATATGGAAATGTGGGGCAGTATTAAAGGTGGAACTTATGGTGGCGATGCTAACTCTCTTTGGGAAAGTAACCAAAGAAGTATTGATGGTGTTCCATTTAAAGAATTAATGAATCAGTATTTTAGAGAACAAAGATTAAAAGGTTGGAAATTAGTAAATGAATAAGAAAGACCCAATATTGATATGTTTTGGTACCAGACCAGAATGGTTAAAAGTAAAACCATTGGTTGACATTATGAATAAGAAAGAATACAAACTTTTATTCACAGGTCAACATGAAGATTTACTTAAAGACGTAAGAGTTGATTTTAGAGTTAATATAGAAGAAAGTTTTCGTCATACTAGATTAGATTCTATTATGATGGGTTGTATGGAATATTTTCCAAATTACAACTTTAGCGGTGTGTTGGTGCAGGGTGATACTGCTTCCGCTTTTGCATGTGCATTAGCTGCTTACCATAGA